GAAGGGGAAGCGGATAAACGCGGAAGACTCGCGGACTTTATGCTGGGAATGCCGGGCGCGTCTCGCCTTGCTATGCAGAATCCGAATAATGTCGTTGCGGGAGGAAATACCAGCGTGGAAACCAACATCGGAGAGATCAAGATTTACACCGCAGCGCAAGACGCGAAGGGAATCGCTGACGATATGAGTACCGCTATGGATTCCCTTTTTTCGTCGCAAGCTAATTATGGGTTAAGATAGTCATTCGACTGACAAGTAGGTCGCGTTATTACGAAAGTTGTCTATTCTTAAGATGCGATTTGCATGTCGGCAATTATCTTTGAGTTTCAAATACTCGATTTTAGTTATTTTTACGTAAATTGAATCGCAAATATATAAATAGTATGTCATTTTTATTTCTCCGTTTGTTTTCTGATTCTGCTCACGCAAGTGGCAATGGCGTCTAACGCATACTGACTAACTTTGTTTTCCCCATCTTTAAATGGTTTTCCGAACACGTCGTGAGTTAAATTCAGGCCGTCAAGTTCGCCTTGCGCCGTGGCGATGATATGGACCAATTGAGCTTTAATATCTTTTTCCCAATCTTTATTGTCTTGTTCGATTGCGTTCATTTCTGCTTCGTGCCCTGTAATCATTTTATTCCTCCGTTTCGTTAGTTGATATGATCATTATAGATAAGTAATTTACCTTTGTCAACACTTTTTTAAAATGTTATTATGACTCATGGCTCTAATTCCTTTCCCCAATGTTCCGAATTCGCCGGGTGTACCGTTAATCCCGCGTTCGCCCAATTTCCCGCCGCTTGCCGGAATTGGCTTAGGTGTCCTAGAAGGCATTATCTGGCGTAGCTTTCAGATAAATTCACGATGGGGCATCTTTGACAATCAAGGTCGTGCGCTGGGCAATCCTCAAAATTTGATACTGGAATCGATCGGGATCGGATCGACATTATCGACAGCGAGTGTTGAATTTACCAAAGAAACCAGAGTGAGCGACTTCCCGCTGGAAAAAGGCGGCTTCGCTAGTTACAATAAGGTCGAGCTGCCAGCGGAGCCGATAGTCACGCTGAACATTAGCGGGAGCGATTCTGCGCGTCAAGCCTTCCTGAATGACATCGATAAAGCGTGTAAGTCGACCGATCTGTATGATGTAGTGACTCCCGAGATAACGTACAAAGGCTACGCAATTGAACGATACAATTACCAGCGTAAGAGCGAGCGCGGATGCACTTTACTGCGAGTTGAGATTGGATTGAAAGAGGTCCGAGAAGTATCGGCACAATTTACCAAAGCCGCACCGAAGCAACCGGGTGCGCAGCCACAAGTTGATAATGGGAAAGTGCAAGCGCAACAACCAAGCGTATCTACGCTTAAAAGCATAACCGATAAAATAGGGTTCTGACATGCTGCAAATACCATTGCAACCCGTGCCGTCTCAGTTCACCAAAGTGGTATTGGGTGGGCAGAATTTCCAGATTCTTTTACAGCAAAAAGAGCAAGGACTATTTGTGGATGTGAATGTGAACGGCGTGGACATTGTTACCAGTGTTATTGCGCGGGACAATGACGATATTCTTTGCCGCAAATATACTGGGGTAGCCGGATCGCTGAAATTCCTCGACCTGCAAGGGTCAACCGATCCGGTATATACAGGATTAAATTCCAGATACGTGTTGATTTATGAATAAAAAGAGACTCAAATTCATAATCACATTAGGTACAGGCAAGTTCGGATCAAGCGATAACGATCAGATAACGCTCGAAGGATACCGGGCTATTGCCGATATAGACAAGGCTGGCGGGATGATGATGGGGACTTTGCGAGCGAGGATTTACGGCGTGTCACAAGAGGATATGAACAGCATCACCACGCTGCAATGGAAACCGCAATCGATCATACCTAATACCGTAGAAGTCTATGCAATCGATGGTGACAAAGAAACGCTTGTTTTCGCGGGAAACATCGTGAATGCTTGGGGTGATTATCAGTCAATGCCTGACGTATATCTTAGAATGCAAGCGCAATCCGCGTTCATCAACCAACTAAAACCAATTGCGCCGCGCAGCTTTCAAGGCTCGATTGATGTTGCCAGCGTGATGTCACAAATAGCGCGGGATTTAGGCTATAACTTCGAAAACAATGGTGTGAGCGTGACGCTAACCGATGTATATTTACCAAATACTGGGCTGGAACAGGCGAAAGACCTCGCACACGCTGCGAACATTGACTTATATCTTGACGATAAAACACTAGCCATTACTCCCGCAAATAGTCCGCGCGGAGAACTGATACCGGAAATATCAGCGGAATCCGGAATGATTGGGTATCCTACTTTCGACGGAATCGGGGTGAACTTTCAGACAATATTCAATCCCTCCATAACGTTCGGAGGACGTATCAAGTTGACAACCGACATTAAACAAGCCGCCGGGGAATGGATTGTCACATCCATAGGTCATCGGTTGGAAAGTGAGAAACCTGGCGGATCGTGGCTATCGAATGTGAGAGGAAACGCGAATGGACTCGCGATCAGTAAATAACGGATTGGCGAAACCCACGACTCAATGGGGCGAGTTCAATAATATTGCGTTCCTAGTTCAACAAGCATTGCTTAAAATGCAGACGGCAACCCTTGTCCGCATTGAATCCTGCACGAATAATGGCGGACTTGAGCAGGTGGGCTTCGCGGATGTCACACCGCTTGTCAACCAGATTGACGGGCAAGGTAATGCCACGCCGCACGTGACAATTTACAATGTGCCATACCTGCGCATCCAGGGCGGCACAAGTGCAATCATTATCGACCCGAAAGCCGGGGACGTTGGGGTTTGCGTATTCGCTTCACGCGATATTACAAAGGTAAAATCCACAAAGAACCAAGCGAATCCGGGTTCATGGAGACAATATAGTTTTTCCGACGGCTTATACTTGGGCGGGATGCTCAATGGCACACCAGAACAATACATTCAATTTAATACTACAGGCGTGACAATTACCGCGCCTTTGGTTACTATTAACGCTAATGTGCAGGTTAACGGGTCGGTAGTCGCTACGGGCGACGTAACCGGCCAAGGTACAAGCTTGCATACTCACAAACATGGCGGCGTTCAGCCGGGAGACGGTCAGACAGGTGTCCCAGTTTAATACATTACTTCTTGATCGCACTGCATGGGATCTGGTGCTGGACAGCAATGGTAATGTTGCGCTTGCTTCGCCACCATATGCGCTTGAGCAAGATGTAGCCAGTGCGGTACGCCTATTCCTCGGCGAGCTTTGGTATGATACTACAAAAGGTATCCCGTACTTTGAAGAAATTCTCGGGCAATTGCCGCCCGTTTCATTGCTTACCGCCTACATAGAATCCGCAGCACTGAGTGTACCCGGCGTGGTCAGCGCGCGCTGCATCATTTCCAGCTTTCAAGATCGCTCAGTATCCGGCGAAATTCAGTTTATCGATGATTCTGGAGTAGGAGGTTCCGTTGGCTTCTAGCGTACCTCAAATTTCATTCACCCCCGCCGGGCTGGTGCTGCCTACTGATGCCGCTATTCTTGCGGGAGTCCAGGCGGACATTAATGCCGCGTTTGGCGGCGGAGTCAATCCGGCGCTGGAAACCCCGCAAGGCCAGCTTGCATCCAGTGAAGCCGCCGTAATCGCGGATAAGAATGCCGAAGTTGCATTAATTGTGAACCAGGTCGATCCGCAATATGCCGATGGTCGGTTTCAAGACGCAATCGCAAGAATTTATTATCTTACCCGGAAGCCTGCCACATCGACCGCTGTCATAGCCACATTGGGCGGCGCGAGCGGGACGGTTATTCCTGCTGGAACATTGGCGCAGGATACCGGCGGAAACACGTATTCATTGACTGCAAATGCAACGATTGGCGTAGGGGGTACAGTAAATGCGGAGTTCCAGAACGTTGCAACAGGCCCGATCGCGTGCCCGTCAGGCTCGCTTATCAAGGTTTACCAAGCAATCTCAGGCTGGGATACAATCACAAATGCCGCTGCCGGAACTCTCGGGCAGGACGTGGAAACGCGTGAGGATTTCGAGTACCGGCGTAGAAATTCTGTTGCGCTGAATGCCAAAGGTACGCCGGAATCCATCTATGCTGCGGTATTCGCCGTCGATAACGTGCTGGATGTTTATGTGATCGACAATCCTACCGGGTCAACGGTCAATACCGGGGCGACCAATTACCCGATAATTGCCCATTCCGTTTACGTGGCGGTTGTTGGTGGAGTCGATGCAGATATTGCCGCTGCAATATGGGGCAAGAAGGATGTGGGCTGTGACTATAACGGCAATACTTCAGTGAGTATCACAGATACAAGCGGATACAGCTACCCCTATCCAACATATACGGTCAAGTTCGAGCGACCGACATCGCAAGCGATTAAGTTCGCGGTTGAGATTGTCAACGATCCGTCGTTGCCGTCCGATGTTGTCACGCTAGTCAAGAATGCAATAATCGCGCGATTCAATGGTACTGACGGCACGACGCGCGAGCGAATTGGTGCGACAGTATTCGCTAGCCGGTATTACGGCGCGGTGACTTCTGCGGGCGATAATATTTCACTAATTAGCATCCTGATCGGAACCAGCAGCCCTACGCTCACGCAAGTTCCGATCGGCATCGATCAGCGACCGACCTTGACCGGTTCGGACATCACGGTGACATTGATATGATTAATGTCGAGCGCACAATAATAAGCCAATACGGCAATAGTGCGACGATCAGTACATTGATCAAAAATCTCAATGATTGCATCGATCCGCGTACTGACTTTGATACGTTCTACAATTACGTTTGGAACGTGGAAACCGCGCAAGGATTCGGGCTTGACATATGGGGACGAATTGTTGGAGTTTCCAGGCTACTCAATGTTCCGGCAGACACTCCGAACCCTGGCGGATATGCATTTACTCCAGGCACGTACGAACTGAGTGATTCGCAATATCGAACCGTGATACTAGTCAAGGCACTGGCGAACATAACCGACAGCACGGCACATAGTTTGAACGTGCTGCTCACAAATCTTTTCGCAACTCGCGGCAGGTGTTATGCTCTCGATACTGGCGCAATGACAATGCGCTTAGTGTTTGAATTTTACCTTGAACCTTACGAATATGTGATAATCACGCAAAGCGGGGTTTCGCCTAGACCGGCAGGCGTGTTGCTCAATATTTTGCAGGTCGATCCTGAACAAACGTTCGGATTCAGAGAGGCGATACAGTTTCAGCCATTTAACCAGGGTACTTTTTATCAGCCATGAGTTTAACTAGGCCCACTAATTTAACTAAGGCGTTTGCAACATCTGGGGCAAAGAATAGCATCCCGGTTGCCTCATCGTCTCCAAATGCATCATACACTGACGGGTTTCCACCTGTAACGATGCTGCCCTTGAGTGCGGGGGGTGTGCCGCCAGAAGGTCAGGATTTCAACGGCATTTTTTACGACATAACAAGCCATACTCTCTGGGTTAATGCCGGCGGGCAGTACCAATTTGATGCTGCATTGTCGACTGCAATCGGCGGGTACCCAATAGGCATGGTTTTGCAGAATAATGCGGGCACAGCGAGTTATGTCAGCGCGGTAAACAATAACACAACGGATTTTAATAGCACGCCAAGCAGCATTGGAACCCTGTGGATACCCTGGGCTGGCGGAGATGTTTATCTATCCAAATCATACATCTATTACGTGGCTCAAATATGATTTTACTTGGATCTTATGACTTATCGGCAGGCGGATTGCAGCTTATAGGCAGCGGCGCATTGTCTGCAAGTACGCAGCTGAACGTCCGGTTTTGCAATAGAAACGCCGATAACGTGGCGGTTCGGCTTGCGATTGGTACGGGTGCGGTTCCTGCAAATGCGGACTATCTAGATTACAACACATCAGTTTATCGGGCACTTGAAGATACTGGGATTGTATGTTCTGCCGGCGAGAAAATTTGGGTTCAAAGTGACACTGCAAATACAAGTGTTCGGGTATTCGGGTTCCCGGTTGCAGGTGGATTCCTGGGTTCCGCCGATTTAGTAGCAGCAACTCCCACATTGATATTTACGGCGACTCAGGATGTAACGGTAAATATTAGATTCTGTAACCGCAATATAGTAGATGCCAATGTGGGAGTTGCATTGGGCATTGGTGGCAGCGCCACCAATAAAGATTGGGTCAGTTACAACGTACCGCTGCGCGCGAATGGATTTGTTGAAGAACTCGGTATAGTCGTATTGTCTGGCGAAAAACTTTGGGTACAATCGGATTTGAATAACGTGAGCGCGCGAGCGCATTATATGTAAGGGGTCATTATGGGTCAGCAAAGCACGCCACCGGCCAATCAGTTAACCGTGCTTGGGACGCTCCCTACAAAACTTGTGGGAGCGGGTTATAAGGGTGATTATCGTAACGGGTTATACCGGATTTTCCAGGCGTCAGGCACCTTCATTGTTCCGGCCAACATAACCAAGCTGCGTGTTCGGGTACTAGGTGCGGGAGGCGGTGGTGGCAACAATAAAAGTGGTGGTGGCGGCGGCGGCTATGCTGACGGAGTATTCACCGTTACGCCAGGGACCAGTTATACCGTCACTGTGGGGGTCGGGGGTGCCGGTGGAGCTACCGGCACTGCTGGGGGGACATCGTCGTCGGGGGTGCCGGTGGAGCTACCGGCACTGCTGGGGGGACATCGTCGTTTGGCGTTCTGATTAGTGCCACTGGGGGTGCTGCTGGAGCGGCTGGCGCTGCTGCTGGCGGCACGGGAACTGGGGGAGATTTCCAAGCTACCGGCGGATCGAGTGGCGCCACTGCGGGTTCGGGTGGAGCGGGAGCGGGGTCTCAATTGGGCGATGGCGGTTCGAGTGGGGCCGCCGTGGGTTCGGGTGGTGGATCTTTAAGTGGCAATACGTCTGCTGCATCCACATCGTCGGGCGGCGCGAGTGCGTTTGGTAATTCATCCGATACCAGTGGCGCTCAGGATATTATTGGCGGGATCGTTGCGACGGGATTGCCCGGTGCGTCAAACCCGATATCAGCATCCATTCGGTTTCCGCTTGACGGGGTTACTGGTGGCGGAGGCTCAGGTAGTGCTACCGTAGGGTATGACGGAGGTATCAGCGGTGGCGGAGGCGGAGGTAATACTGGTAATGGCGGTAATGGTAGAACTGGTGGTGGAGGCGGCGGATCTAATTCTGCTTCTGGCGGAAAGGGTGGTATTGGTGGTGGTGGTGGCAGCTGTAGTGCTGGTGGAGCTTCTGGTGGCGCTGGCGGTAACGGATTGGTTATTGTGGAGTGGTAAGATTATGACAAATTTTGCAAGAATAGTGGACGGCGTGGCAATCGATGTGAGTGACGATCCTGACTCCCATTTTCATCCCGATATTGCGGCAGAGTTCGAGGAAGTACCAGACACGGTGCAGCATGGATGGAAGTTGGTTGATGGTGAATGGGAAGCGCCGGAAGTAGTTGCGCCGATTGCGGTCATCGAACCGAAGGAAGTTGATCCGATCACGTTCAAATTACTATTCACATCCGCTGAGCGTGTGGCTGCAAAAGCGTTGCGCGCAACCGATCCGCTGATTGATGATTTCTGGTCGATACTCGATGATCCACGCACACGGTCGGTTGATATGCGCGTCCCATCAATCCAAGCTGTTATTGAACATACTCTAGATGCAATCGAGGCGGCGCCGGAACGCAAGAACCAAATTTTACAGGGGATCGTACAATGAGCACGTATTTGCCTATTAATTCTGACAATCAAGCTACCCGGCAAGATGCACTCGTGGTTATTGGTGCCGCCACTAAATTAATCAGCGACACGACCAGCGATGCGACTTACAATTACATTTGCAAGAATCTCAGGGATAATGCTGTTGCTACCGATTCTGATTGGCAGATTGCAAGATATCCGAAGGTATCCCCGTTCGTTAAACAATGGGCGGTTGATTCCGATACAAACAAGGCCACAAGCGCCTATAAATTCAAAGCAAGTGATCGTTTAAAACTTAATTTCGGGTGATACTATGGCCGTGGATAGCTGGTATGAAGGTTTTTTAGGAGAAGGTTTTATGGCCGGTTTGGTCACTCAAAATCCGACCACAGGTAAATTTTACGTCAACGGGGTGGAAGTGGGGATGCCATCATTTGCAAGTATTGCTGCCGCAGAAACCGCGTTGCCAGCGGCAAGTAATGTGGATCAAGTGATTTTGGTGCCATCTATCCACGAAGCGGGCGCTTACGGCGGCGCACTGTTTAAATCTAACGGCGTCGTCTACACTCCGCTATACATGCCTGTCTATACATACGCCGCAGCGCTTGCGCTGTGCAATACAAATACCGCTGGCTACACAGGGTCAAAATTTAC